TTTTCTCCACCACTTCTTCCACACTTCGGGTATGAGCCATCTTTTCGCTTGTTCGCAATATCGACCCAATTTTCCTTTACCCATGCTCGTAAACCTTTTTCGGCCATTATCTCTTACCTGGACGTCTAGCTTTTCCAAATCCTTTTATTTGTGCACACGCAGAACCACCAGATCCATACATAGATCTTATCATTCCACCACCCATGGCTTTTTTTCTATTTTTCTTTTTACCACCTGGTGTAACTTTACCACTGCAAACGGCAGATGCATACATATTTGCATATGCGCTTGGGTAGACCTTGAATTTACGCTTTGCGGCTGCTTTTCCCCTTGGGCATAATTTTGCCATTCTTTTTTCTCCTTACCATTTTTGTCATTGGTGACTCAAATGGTTTTAGTTTTTTTTTATTTTTAGAAGATAGTAGTGCTCTTAATACTTTTGCACTCATTACTTTTTTTTCTTCTTCATAGGTTTTTTAATTACACCTCTTGCAATTAAAATATCCTTTTTAGTTACTTTACCATCTCCTGACATATCAGGAAAGGTTTTTTTCTTTTTTGTTTTTCCACCTTTTTTATACATAGGTCTTTTCATCATTCCTGGCATTATTTTTTTCCTCCGTTTCTAAATATTTGTGTTCCCTTTATACCATAAATGCTCGCCACGACAAGGATCCATAAATTAGTGAACCATGACGGCAGTGACGAGAAGTATTCGAAGAACAATTTTACTTTGTCCATCGCAGTCGGATCGTCACTTACGACTGCCCAAGCCAGCACCGCTATCGGCGCCGACAAAATAATCAAAACCGCCTCGTCTTTCCAATCTGATTGACGAGCTTCTAGGAGTTTACCTTGGTAAGCCTCCTCACCACGGGCCATTTTAGCTGCATGCATGTGTTGTGCATCAGCCATAGCCATTTTTGTCTCTTGACGTTTCTTAAAAATGTGTGTTCCAGCGTTAATTGCTACTTTTGCAAGACTAAACCAAGCCATATTAACCTTTTTTAACCTTTCCTGCTTTTGATAAAGCAATTGCTATCGCTTGTTTACGCGATTTTACTTTTTTTTTCGAGTCACCAATGTTTAATTTACCTTTTTTAAACTTTGACATAACTTTTTTTATTTTTTTTTGTGTTTTATTCATTTCCACTTCTCATAATTTTAACAGTTGGCATCATTTGATCAGAATTTGGCAATGTTTTGCTCAAAACTGTCTTTTCTATTGATGTGTTAGCTCTTAATTTAGCTAATTCTTCGTTTTGATCAAGCTTTTCATCTACATTTGCTTGATTCATCATCGCTTTCATCTTGTCAAGTTCCATTCTTTCCTTAGCTTCACGTTCTTTTCTATCATTTTCCATAGCTCTAAGGTCTAGTTCTCTTGATCTTAACTTAGCGATAGGGTCGTTATCAAATTGAGAAGTAATTTTCTTCTCTTCTTGCATAAATTCTTCCATCATTTCAGAAATCAACACAGCTTTTCTAGCTTCGATACGTTGTGTTAACTGCATTACTTGTGGTTGCATCTGTGGATTTTGTTGTGCTAACATTTGCATCTGCTGTAATTGAAGTAATTCTTCTCTGAACTCTAGTTCAATCTGTTCTTGAGCCATTAAACTTATGTGTTCAAAAATATTTTTCTCCAAACTTGCCATGACCATTGGATTGTTTCTTGCCATGTTGGTTGCCATAAAATTTAAGTGAGCTGTAATATGTGATCTATGATCTTGACCTGGAAAAGCTTGAAAAGGTTTACCGGCTAAAGCATCAATATGTTCTAATGCAGGATCTTTTGGTTGTGGTGGCATTGGTTTAATTAATACTGAATCAATATTTTTTACACCTAACGCTTCGTACATATTTCTATACGCTTGATACATGTTGTGCATACCTGGATTTGATGTTGCCAGCTGCAACTCTGTTTGCGCGAGAGAGATACGCTGAGTTTGAGAGAAAATGTTGGGATCAGCAACTGGCAATATATCTACTCTATCATCAAAGTCTGTTTGTTTAATCATTCTTTGACCCCCAACTACATCGTATGGATATTCTTGTGGTAGATATAACTTGAATACTCTAGCTAATAATTGAAATTCATTTTTAAGAGCTGAGTAAATTCTTTTGTGTATAGCAGACATGGTTCTGGAACCACGCTCTAGAAGTGCAACAGTTGTACCAACTGCAGCTTGTTGATTACCATCTCCGACTTGCATATCAGCTATAGATGCAAATCTTTGACCCGCTTGAACTACTACACCCATCAACGCTAATAATGTTTGTGATGGTTCTTTAAATGGTAACATCATAAATGAATCTCTTAAGTTACCACCTGGTGCATCTACATCTCTAAATTCACCTGGTTGAATAGACTGGGCGTCGTCTCTAATTCTAATACCACGCATTTTAAATCCAGCTGGCAGATTAGATAGCGTTCCCGCATCTAAGAGCTGTCTTAAAGCTGCGGTCGCTGTTCTTGACAGTCCACCTATCATGTGGATTAAACCGAAACCATAGAAACCTAAACCTGGTAAAAATTTGAAGTGTACAAAATATTGTATTTTATTTCTCTTTGGATCACCTATTTCATAATTTCTTCTGATAGATAATATTTCTCTTGATCCTTCTTCCAATGTTACAATGTATGGAAGTTTAATTCCTGATGGTTCATTTGTTTCTTGATTAACATCTTCAAAACCTTCTAAATCTAAATCAACATGACATTCCAATAGAGTATATACATCTTCGTTCTTTGCTTTCTTTACACCCTCTAGTTCTCTTTCTTTTTTCTCTACATCGGTTTCAGTATCTTGTGGTGGAGACAATTCAATGTCTCTATAGAAACCTGCAACTTGTTGTTTTCTTAAATCGTTTTCAGAAATTTTTACTTTATGAATGATTGCTTCCGCATCGTCTAATGAGGTAGCCGTGTACGGAACAACCAAATCATCCGCAGGTACAAATTTTGAAACTGCTCTGCCTTCTACTTCATCGTAATAAACTTTTTTAAAAGTAGAACCTGCAAGTGGCAGATGAAATAACATAGAATCAAACTCTGGTTCGTATTCTTTCATTTGATCCATGATTTGATAATTCATGAAATCTTTTACACGAGTCGCTTGTAAAACTTTATCTGGAGATTGTATTCCTAAGATTTGCGTTCTGACTGGTCCATCAGCTGGGAGTAACTCCTTATAAGCGAGCGCTTGAAACTGCGTAACGGCTTCCGCCAAAACAGGATGCGTAGCACCCGAAGCACCTTGAAACGGTTCCGATCTGTTGTCATATTTAAATCCTAATAAATCTAAACCTTGAGTATACGACTTTTCCCAATCTTTTCTAGACATAGAATAGTCCATATATTTTTGATTAAGTTCTGAGCCTAAAGAACCTAAAACTTCATCAGGTAAAAATTCTGCTAAGTTTGAATAATGATCTTCACCACCTTCAGGGTTCGCAGCTTCTGGATCTAAATTAATATCAACCGATCCATCTTCATTTTCTTTTACTTCGATATCATCTGGTGATTGTTGTTCTTCTTCAATAGCTTCTACTACCTGTTCTTGAATTTCTTCTTCCCCAGGAATATTTATTTCCTTCCTAGGTTCGTTTGGAAGAGACTTGTCTATGTCTGCCATTTATTTTCTCCGTTAATTTGACTGTTTTAACAGTATTGTATTTAATATTCAAGCCTTGAGACTGTGGACCTTTCTTTGGTGGAGGACCACTTTTTTTACCCTTTATCATTTTTTAAAATCTTTCATACCAGCATCCTCTAAAATATCATCAGGAACTCCCTCTTCAACGTCTTTCATCTTACCTTCATAATCTGGCCTTGCAGTAAACTCTTCATATTCATCCGCAAGTTTTTTACCGCCCGTGGTTTCATCGGCCATGCCTGGTGTAAATCTCATATAAACTTCTTCCGTTATTCCAACCTCACCTCCAAAATCACCTTCTTTAGTTTTTCTAATATCGATTGCTCCAGTTTCAAGATCAACACCCATATCATAATCTTTGTATACAAAGGTGTCTCTTCTTTCGTTTGAACTTGGTATTTTTTTACCTAAAGTTTTAATTTTAGATATTAGGTTTAAAAAATATGGCGGAACATTTTGTGCCGTCGCGACTGCTTTTTCTGCTACAGGTGCTGCGATCTGTGCTAAATCAAAAAATCTACCAACAAGAGGCAATGATGCAAGTCCACCTAATATCTTCATTGTGCTTCTTTTATTAGGATCATCTGGTCCATCGGCAAAACCTATTCTTCCACCATACGCTGCAGACTGTCTAAGTATATCTTCTTGGTCTGCAAGAAATTCTTGATACGCTTCTGGATTATTTTCTCTCATATCTTCTATTCTTCTTTGTTCTTTTAAACCTTGGTTTACTAACTCTATACCTTGTAGGCCAATACCCACAGGTGTCATCATTGTTGGAATTCTTGCACCCATAGCAGCCATTCTTCCGACCTTTCCATATTTACCAAGCTTCTCTAAAACTTGAAAAGGATTCAATGCAAACCTACCGGCCTTAGCTAGAATACCTGAACCACTTCCTGGAACTCTTTTTCCTAACTCAGGTAAAAGAAGATCTGCACCTGCAATAGAATAATTAGGATCGTCTTTTGATAATTCCATACCTGCTAAACCAGCAGAAACCGGAACAGAACCAATTGTTTTTAAAACTGGTTTTGCAACAGTGCCTACACCTTTTCCTATATCTTTTAAAAGGTCAGTGCTAATAGAACCTGTTTCACCTGGAGCAACTTCTGGTTTTAAAATATTTCCTGTAATGTTTGTATAAGCTTCTCTTGCTTCAGGATTTTTTACATAAGTGCTAATAACATCTTCAGCTTTATCTGCAAAATTAGTAAATGTTGGTTTATAACCAACTTTACCTACACCTTTAACTCTTAATTCAACTTTTAATTCATTTGCTTTGTTTATAATGTTGTCAACTTGTGACTGATATTTTTTATCTCCATAATGATTATTTAAAAAAGTTTCAGCGTTATTTTTAAAATTTTTATGAATTGATTCTGGTAAAACTTGTAGATTTCTTAAAAAACTACCTCTACCTTTTGTTTGACCTTGTACAACTGGATCAATATGTTCTACTTCCCATATTCTTCTATTTTTAATATCTGTAAAGCTTGGAGACTTTTTATATATTTCTCCTGTTTTAGGATCTACGGCAGTAGATAATTTATTCATTACTTCTGTATCTTCTAAAATATAATTAGGATTTTCTTTTATAATATTACCAATAGTATCTAATCTTTTTTCAAAATCTAAATACTTTGCTTTTTCAGATGCAGATAACTGTTTATACGCATCCGCTTTAATTGCTCTTCTAATATTTTTTCTTAAATATTTTTTACTTAAAGCTTCTTGTTTAATTTTTGGATCATATTCAAATTGACCTGTTTCAGGATTAAATTTTTCGCTTTTCTGAAATGTTCTTTGGTATTTAACTTTTTTTTGTTGTTTGTTTGTGTAAGCTCTCCACTGTTTTAATTCTTCTGGAGATAACATTTTTTCTGCTTTTTTTAAATTTGGAACAGGTACATTTTTTGTTGTTCCTATTCCTTTTGCTTCTAATGGAGTTCCTTTTAAAGGTTGATTCCAACCTTCTATATGAGGTGTATTTGGATTTTTAATTCTTTCTTGAATGTAACTCATATAATCTTCAGGTGACATAGATCTTTCATATGAAACATATTTTCTAAACATTGTTTCAGCTTTTTCTTTTGAAAGTGGAACTTTATATGTTCCTAATTTAGTTTGATTATAAAGCTCTGTTTTTTTAGCCGCTGCCTTTTTAAAAATATCATCAATGTCATAGTTATTTGATTCTAATGCTTCTTTAAAAACACTTTCTAAATAAGCTGGTCCACCATATTGAAAATTAACTCTGCCACCAATAGCTTTATCAACTCTTCCAAACTCTGATGGTTTGTATCCAGGTTTATCTTCTTGTAACCATTCTTCGAATGTAAGATCTTTGTATTCTTCTCCTCTGGACACATAATCTTTGTACGTGCCACCTGTAGCAAAACCCTCTCTTTGTTCTAAGGTTGCAACTTGAGATCGTAGTAATGCAGGATTGAATGAGTCCGACAAATAGGACATCATTTGATTGTATTGATTTATCTTCATTACATACCCATTAAGTATGATAGTCCACCGGACGCTTGTTTAGTTCTGCTTGTGCTTTTTAAAACTTCAATTATTTTTTCAGTGTCCATACCTTTTTGGCCCATTGTCATAGCTTCATCAAGAGTTGCTAATACTTCTGCTTTGTGTTGTGGATCTGGATCATTAATAATATTATCCAATAAGCCTTCATCTATACCTGGATATTTTTTCATGAGTTGTAATCTTTCGTTTGCTTTACTTGATTGTATTTCTTTTGTAACTCCAGGAAATTTTTTTTCTAACTCTACGTCAACATCATCGAATACTTTTTTTGTAAAACCAGGAAGATTATCTGAAGCTTTTATAATTTCATCATACGCTTCACCGTACGCATCTACAATATCGTATTGATCAACAAGATCTCTATCTACATTAGCGTTCTCTAACATGTTATCAATAGCCACGTCTGCATCTACTTTTTTATCTCCAGATGGTATTAGATCCTCTACAGCTTCTTTAATCGCTTGTTTTAATTTTTTGGCACTGCCGAATATTTTTATTAATTTAATTCCTGTACCAAAAGCATAGCTTGCTCTAGTGATACCACCCATATTGTTTTTCTTTCTGCCGCCTATATCAAACTCATCTAATACCTTTTTATTCTTAGCATCCTCTGCTGCCTCTTTCATGATACGCTCTGCATCTAAAATACTTTGATCATACTGACCTGCACCTTCTGTTTTAATTTTTAACGGTGGCATCTCTGATCTAAAAATCTCTTCGTAATGTCTCATAGACTCACCTCTGCTCAATGAATCAGCCATGTCATCAGCTGCCTCTAATGCATCTTCACCATAATATCTTCTAAATACATCAATTGGATCGTCTTCCATCATTGGAGAATAGTTATCAATTTTAAATTGATCACTCTCTGGTAATTTTAATCTACCCTCTTTTACCTCTGTTCTTAAAAACATTCTAATTGCAGTTCTTAAATTACCCTCTGCATATCTACTACCACCTAGAACTCTATAATCTGGATTTTCTCTTTGAAACTCCATTCTATAAGTTTGAAAAGGTTTAGATTTATCTTTTGATCCAACGGATTTTCTAAAACCAGTTGCAGCATCTATTGCATCTTCAAGTATAGATTCTTCAGTGACTTTATTTTCGTCTAATGTTTTTTTTAAATTTTCTGCTTTTTTAGCTATTTTATCTGTAAGAGTAAGTATACCTTCTCCTTCTCCAAGAGGGTCACCTTTTGCAATATCTTTGGTTCTATCTTCTACCGCCTTTGCATTTTTACCTTGTTCAAAGGTATCATCAATTTTTTTCTTTACGTCGTCTTTTAATTCACCAAACTCTTTTCTAGCGGCGTTGTATGCATCGTCTATCTTTTTAATATCACCTTTTTTGACGAGGTTGAATAGTGATATAAGAAATCTAATAACTGATCCCATTAGTAATATGTCCTTTGTTTTTGTGGTAGAGGTTCGTCCTGATAGTCTTCAGGATGTTGTATAAGTCCGCCTTGTCTAAATCTCATTACTGCTTGTGTCATACTATCTACCAAATCGTCATGGTCACCGTATGGAAAAGCAGCACATTCTTCTATTACGTCCTGCGCAAACTCCATTTCGGTGGGCGCCCATATTCTCCCTGACTCAAACAGAGGAGAAACACTGTTAACTCTCGTATGTTTATCATTTCCTTTTGATGGTGTAAAGTTAATTACTGGGATACCCATTTTCCTTAATTCATACGTCAAAGGCAGTCCTGATGCTTTAGACTCAATGATAACTGTTTCCGGTTGCCAGTATCCGTATTGCTCAAGCGCGATCCTACGTAGTTCAGGAAACTCGAACCTATCTTTCAATGCATCAAGGAGCAAGAGGCATGGACCACTATCCTCGTCAGGTGTAAACACTCCCCATGTTGTGATAGCAGAATAGTCAGCTGATTCTTTTTTCATGAATGCTGTATCATAGCTTTGTATAACATGTTCTAGTTTAGGAAGATCTCCTTCGTACTTTTGCCACCACTCACGTTTAATAAGTGCTCCCTCTTCTGATGTAGGGTTCTGCATATATTGTGCATTCCACTTTGAACCAGGAATCGAGGCTTTAAC